GGCGGTGTGGCATAGGGAAAGTATTTCCGACTTGATCGCTCGAGATCATAGGGGTCTCGCGTTCACCTGTTTTGGGGGGGGTGGCAGGAGACTCCTTGACCGATGGTGCAGGGATGATGTGCCTGCCTTTGGGCCTGCAGGTGCAGCTCGTGGCCCTTGGAAATGATGTAAACCACCGAGCCCTTGGGCACCCGGCATTGCTTGGCCACATCCTCAAGCGACATACCAAGATCTCGTAATTGAAAAGCCTTCAGACATAATTGAGGAGTGTGTGTGCATGATGTGATAGAATCATCCGGGTCGATGATGGCAATGGGTGATCCGGTGATGTCAAACTTGGTGCCCAATGGATAGGACATGAGGCCAGCTTTGACAGCCTTGGCGACTAGATCCTTAGCTTCTGCCAATAGCTTTGCCTTTTGAATATCAAACGACATCAACATAATGATAAATTGTTATTTGTCATAAAGTTGGAGATGAATCAGAAAACCTACAGAATTGTCCCTCATAATGAAGGTTTACAATGCCACATTCTCCATCTCTTTGTTTTGCGATGATGATGCAGGCCTCGCCGCTGGTCTCCTTGCGGTCGCGATTAAGCAGCATCACGATGTCGGCGTCACGCTCGATCTGACCTGAGTCGGCTAGGTCGGTCAGCCGTGGCTGTCTGCCCTTTTCCTTTTCCGACTCTCGATTTAGCTGAGCAAGGCAGAGCATGGCCACTCCGGTCTGTACTGCGACATCCTTGAGCTTGCCGCTGACCTCTGCGACCTCGTAGGTGCGTTTTTCTGCACGGTCGGCTGCCTTGATTTTTTGGAGATAGTCGACGATGACAAGGCGGACCTGATGCTTGCGGACGGCCCGTCGCACGCTGGCTGTGATGGAGGAGATGCTGTGGCTTGCTGCTCCATCTAGGAACCATAGTGGGCTGTGACTGATTTTGCCCGAGGCTGACATCATCTGCCTCATGTCGCTTTCGGTGAGGTCGCCACTCTTGAGATTCTGCATCGGCACACTTCCGATCGTCGAAACCATCCTTCTCAGGATTGCCTCCTTAGACATCTCAAGACTGACAAACAAGGTCGGCACCTTGTTTTCGACCGCTGCCTTATTGGCGATGGCAATGGCGATGGCAGTCTTCCCGATGGAGGGACGGGCAGCAATGATTGCCATCTCCCGATGCTGGAGGCCGTCGGTTTTGACGTCGAGCCAATGGAAGCCGGTGGCTATGCCTGACAAACTGCCCTTGCGATTGAACCGATCCTGCATTTGGTCTAGGAAGCTGCCGGCCACCTGTTTGCTGGTCGAGAGAGTCTCACGGGACACGTCAATGCTGAGTCCTGCTTCCGCATTGGAGACGATTTCGTCCGGCTTGAGGGTTAGGACAGCGGAGTCGCGCATCAGGCGATCTCCGGTGTCTTTGAGCTGGCGCCGATGGGCGGCCTCGGTGATGCCCTGCGTGTAGTACGGCAGATTGGCGGGCGATGGGCAGGCTGCCATTGCCTTGTTCCAGGCCTCAAACGGAATCGGAAACTCGCCGTAGGCCTTCTTCCATTCCTTTGCCAGTTCTTGGAGGGTCGGGCTTTTGTTCTGCTGCACCAATCCGCGGATGGCATCGAAGGTCAACCGGAGGTCGTCCTGGGTAATCCAGGAGCTATGCACATCTGCCAAGGCATCCGAGCAGGTATCGATGTCTCCGGTTAGGCAGGCGCCAATCATGCCTGATTCATCCTCGGTCGGATAATAGGGGTCGCTCATAGCGAGTCCCTCCAGTCGATTGCCTGTTTTTCCGCGCCTCTACTTCCTATTGCATCAGGGCGTTCTTTGAGGCGTGCCCACCAGTTCCTGAGAGCAGCAGGCCATGACTTCATCGGGTTCTTGCCTACCCGCCACCCGTTCGACTCGTAGTAGTTCAGGAACTTGTCGACCTCAATGGCAGGGAGGCCAATCCGGGCAGCCTCGATGTGCAGTTGCTCCGAGCTCGGCTTCTGGAACCGAGCGGAAGGCGGCTTGTCCGCCTGTATCTTATTAATAGGAGATGGAGATGGAGAGCCATCATCTGGCCATGCTGTGGCCAATGGGGTCGCCATCGTTTGGCCATTGGGGTCGCCATCGTCTGGCCATTTTTTCCATCGTTTCTTGGCCCCATTGAGGCCTGCGGCTGCTTGTTTTGCCCGGAAAGCCTGCTGTTCCTCCCTGATCCTCTCGAGTCGAGGGTGCTGGAGCGTATGGCCAACGGATAGCGAGAACTTAGCCAGGACATAGCCAAAACATGGCGACCCCATCAGTCCTGCGATGCGTGCTGCACGGTCTTGGTCAGCCGGGATGCCGCCGTGCGTCCATTGATGGCAGAGCAACCGGATGAGCCCGCCGACCTCCTCGGCGGTCATGTCGGCGGTTCCGGCGATGAAGTCGTCGGCGTAAAGCTGGAAGGCTGGTGGCCGGCCCTTTTCTTTCCTTGTTTGCATCGATGAATTGATTGGCCTACCCATCGACCACCACTGTTTGGTATTCCGACCGTTTTTTTGGAAGCACCGTAATGTAGTAGCCTTTGTTGTACAACGGACTGCCTCGATGACAATGGGCGATCCGATGCTCCGCATCCGAATCCGGCGTCTCCTTCGACCACCCATGGATGTGGGTCTTCCTGCAGTATGGGCACCACACCTCCAGCGTTGTCCCGTTTCGATGCCCAGCCAGCAACGGCCACGCCTTTTTGTTCCAGCGTTTCATTTCACGAGATGGTTTGAATGAGGATGTTTGCGACCTGCTGGGTGAGCTGTACGTCGCGCAGGCAGTAGTTGATTGCCGCCTGCCTGTCGGTCTGCCAGAGCTCGTGGAAGTGCGCCCCGCTGCCCAGCTTCTCGCCGAGGCCTAAGTGCCGGGAGATGGCAGCCAGGCTGCCATGCGCTCTGGAGTCGCCTAGCTGCCAGACCTCGCGCAGGTCGACGATCCCATCGTGCCAGTACCGGCCATTACGGAGCCAATAGGGTGGGACGATGCCGTGCTTCCAAGATCGTTTAAACAGGAACGGGAGGTCGAAGGCTTTGATGTTGAAGCCGATCAACCGCGGATGCCGGCTGTCCCGCGGCCTGCAAAGGCTCCAGAACTGCCGGAGCATCTCTGCCTCGCCGTCGGCATCGGCGCACAGGATGCTGATCTCCTCGTGCTCGTAGCGGTAGCCGATGCAGAGCACCTGTCCGCTGAGTGCATCGAGCGCCGCGTTCTTGATGTAGTCGGCCTGGTGGTTCTCCTCGGCCTTCTGAATTTTCTCGGCAATGAGGTCCGGGTTCTTGGTGTTCCCGACTTTTACGTCTGCCGGATTGAATGGCGGGATGACCAGCTCGTTGAACGGCAACGGCCCGGTCTCAATGTCGAAGTAGATGGTGGGTGATTGTGGCATGGTGATGTCTTACGTTGGAAAGTTGGTCGTGCGTTATTCTGCGGGTGCGCACCCCCCGCTGAGTCCATGAGCCGCCGGGCAACCAGTCCCGGCAGAGTGTCTAGGCCGCCTTCCCGCAATGCGGGCACAGCCGCGGCGCCTTCGGCCGCTCCTTGAGCATCGGCACCTCGAGCCAGTCGCAGATCTCCCGGTAGGAGACCCAGCCGAAGCCGGTGACCACCGCCGGATGGATGTGCCCGCTGTGATACAGTGCCAGCGCTTCCTTCTTGTCGGCGACCGCCAGCCGCTGCAGCACGTGGTAGGTCCGAGCGCTGAATGGATAGCCCCATTCGGCCTGGATCTGTTCCAGGCGTTTGGCCGCCTTGGCTATCTGGCTGATCCGCTGCTTCGACAGCTTCAGCTCTTGGCCGATCTGCTGCAGGGTCATGCCATCGGATCGCATCAGGACAACCTTCGGCACCAAGTGTTGCAGTTTCATCTTCAGAATGGGATGTCGTCGTCGAAGGTGGGCGTTTCGGCCTGTCTGATCTCATCCATGCGCTTGGTGACGGCAGCGATCAGCAATTTGTCCTGTGGCGACTTTTCGGCGGCAGCCTGCGCCTTCGGCAACCAATGCTCGGCCAGGCCACGCACGGCATCGGACGTGAGTTCTGACAGAGCGATGCCCCTGAACTTGCCGACGTGAACTTTGACCTCAGTCGTTTTTACCGGCGCCGCTGGAGCAGGTGTCTGAATGGTCATCTGGTCCTCGCGAGGCGGCCTGTCCTGTATCCTGACCCAAAGTCCAGAGGGCTGTAGTGCAGCACCCACCTTGTGCGGCTGGATCAGCTTGATGTTGGCGAATGTTTTGCTGCCGTCCTGGCTCGCCTCATGCACGATCACCAGCGAGGCCGGGCGCCCGATGAGCGTGTCCAGATCGAAGCTGCTGGTCTCCTGCGGTGTAAGTGCCCGGCCAAACCAATCGCGCAGGAGCCTGGTCAAAGCTGCCTTCTCATGCAGGCTGACTGTCATGGGGGCGGTCATTGTTACCCATGGTTGCTTTGGTGTCCTCGACTCGTCGATAAGGTCGATTTCAAATGCGACCTTGAACTTTTGCTTCGTACCGTACTGCGTCTCGTAGGCCTTCAGCGGTGTGATGTCGACACACACCGCTCTGCCTTGGTATTCCGGGCAGGGCGTGAAGTTGCCGCCCTGGCTTTTGCTTGCTGTGATTCCCATGTTGCTTTGCTTTTGTGTTGGTTGTTGCTGTATTACGAGGGCGAGTTCTCGTCCTCAAAATTGCTTTGGGCCAGTCGCAGGTAGTAGGCCCAGTAATCGGGCCAGGCCTCTTTGATCTTCGCCATATTGGTCGGGTCAGCCCTTAATGCTGCTGCCCCCAATGCGGAGACAAAGCTCCCGCCGTACTCCTGCATGGTCCTGGCCACGTCCCTGTCGGTGATGTTCACTTGCCGGCCTTTCCTCTTGGTCGGCGCCAGTAGCCGACGTCGCCGCGGAGCTTGTGCTGCCGGGCAGCCCGGCACGCCGCGCCGGCCTCGGCCCTGCTGATGTGGTAGGGTTCTGCGCCCGCTTTGATCTGTTGCTTAGGTTGATTCATAGCTCCTCCTCCTCCTGCCAAAAATCTAGAGCCTCCGGTCGTGTGGTCTTTAGCCCCAGCCGGATCAAGTGTCTGATCCGGTCGTTCTTCTGGCGGCAGATGTTGCGACTGGCATCCAGATCCCACCGCAGCGTCTGGATGATGTGGTTGAGCTCCCACACCTCCTGCTTCAGCTTGGCAAGGTCGCTCGGCATGGTGTGTTTCTGGCTCATTTGATTCCCTCCGAGAGCATTGCGTGCTCGAGCAGCAGCACCGCGTCCGCGGTCTTGAGCGTGATGACTAGGCCGGGCTGCCTCTGCTGGGCGATACCCTTGAGGTGCGCCTTCCACCGCGTGCCGTGCGTTGCCTTGGTGCCGGCGCCTAGCGTCTTCTGCCACCGTTGCGGCGGCACCTCGATGCACCTGGTCTTGCTGGCCGAGATGAGGCCGTGCAGGAAGCCGACGTTGCGCCCGAAGTTGAACATCGAGCTCCCGGGGGCGCCCTTCCCGCCGACGTAGCCGCCGACCCGCTCAATGTAGACCACATCCGAGATCGCCAGCCGGTCCATCACCAGGATGCTGACGTCCTGGTCGGTGGCCGGCATGGAGTCGAGGATGATGCCCGCGGCGCCCAGGTAGGCCAGGCCGCCGCTTGCCCCAGGGTCAATGGCGAGGATGCGCTTCATCGGGCAGCCCTCCGTAGGAAGGAGGCCAGCACCTTGTCGGCGACGGCGTGCATCTTGAGTCCTGCCCGGAGGCAGTAGGCCCGGAGGGCTTTGTGAGTGTCGGCGGTGATGTTGATGGTCTTCTTCATTTCGTCAGCTTTCTTCGCGTATTGATAGAATGTTTGTGCGGCAGCCCTTGTTGAGCTCCTGCATCACACCTAGTGCCCAGATCTTCGGTCCGCCCTTTGAGTAGAACGCCGCCGCTCGCTGCGATGCATCCTGAATACCTTTGAAACCGAGTCGCAGGATCTTGTCGCGCCAGCGCTTATCGACAACGCTCTGGCCATCGACCAGGTTGCATTCCAGGTACATCAACGCACTCAGGACGCGTTCGTGCAGCACATTACCTTGGCAAACTTGCACTACCAGCGGCCACACTAGCTCAAGTTCTTTGCGCGTGTTGCGCGCTGCCGCCACCAAAGCTCCGAGGCATCGCACCGTGGTGGGCGCAGCGGCATTGGACGGGATGCGCCCAGATTTCATAATAATTGAGTGCGCGAATACAGTTGGCTCGTCCTGAGCCACCAGCTCTGCGTTCCACTGCTCAAACGTAGTGATGGGCCGGCGCTCCTTGTTTGCGTCACGAAATGCCACTGCCTCGTCACGCATTTCAGCGCTTTCAAATACCAAGCATGGCAAAAACTCAATGTCGCTGCGCTTTAGCGCAGCCATTAGGCGGTGTTGTCCGTCCACCACATAGTACCGACCGCCACGCATTGCAACCGTCAGTACCCCGCAGGCCAGCCAGTTCCATTTCTTTGCCAGCCGTAATACCCTGGAGTTCTTGGCGTTGCGTTGATAGCTGTGGTCAATTTGCAGTGCGCTCTTTGCCAGGTACACAAGATCGCCTGGCTTACCGGTCATCAGCCACTTGTACTGTTCGACCTTTGTCATTCCAGTCCCTGCGTTGATTTCGTCGTTGATTGGTTCTTTTATGTTCATTTGATGTTTTTGCTCATTTGTTTTTTGACCTTAGACCAGTAGGCCTCGGTCGAAGTCTTGCGGTCGCCGGTAGGCCCACCGTTCCACCGCCGGGCCAGTTGCTCTGGTGTCGCGCCCTTGCCGTAGTGCTTGAGGTAGGCCTCGCACACCGCCCGGGCCTGCGCCCGGTTGGTCATGTCCTGGTGCCGGTAGGTGGAGCCGGTGATCCGGTTGACGTCGATGACGACAGCCTTGTGGATCTGCAGGGCGCCGATGGCCTTGCCGCCGTCGCCGATGGCAAGGTCGTTGCCGGAGGACTCCACGGCGATCAGGGCGGTGATAAGGTTGGTGAGGTTCATGGTTTGGAAGAAGTTGTGCGCGTTGGCCAGTCGCGCCCCTGGGTGGGGGTGCCTTAGGCTGCTAACTTGAGGACTTGCATGAAGGTCAGCAGCCGACCGTCACTCACCAAGAAGGCCGTCTCGCCATTGGCGAAGCTGCCGTCAGCACCCGGGATCCAGGTGCTGCTGACCAAGAAAATCTGCTTCTTGGCCAGACGGCGAAGGGTGGCGTTGGAGAACTTAGAACCCGCGATGGGGTGGTGGGAGGTCATACAGGTTGCTTTGTTTGCTTCGTTTGCTTCGTTCGACGAGGAGACAATCGCACGCCTCTGCCGCGGCGTCTACACTTTTCTGCACTTTTCTACATTTTTTGCGGAAAACCCAATGTTTATGCGGGTCAAACGAGGGTCGATTATTCGTTGGGAAGGCGCAGGTCGACGTACCGGAGGAAGAGGTAGACGTAGTTTCCGGTCGTCACATCGAGGTAGCTAGCGGCCTGCACGCGCTCGCCGGGGCCGTAGTTGCGGACGGCATCGTACCGGGTCGGATCGACTGGTGGATTCTCGGTTGGTCGTCCATTCTGGGTGTCCCAGTTGTAGGATGAAAAGCCCATGCGTAGACAATAGGTCGATAGCTCGACGGCCGGGATGAACCAGTAGTCGTTGCCTCCAGGGTCGGTCTGCCTGTAGGCGATGACGCCGTTGGCGATCCAGATGTCGGCCTGCGCCTCGGAGACGTAGTAGACGCGCATGTCGAGGCCGGCCTCGTAGCCGGTCGTCCCGAGAGTCAGCATGCCGGCGGTCAGCACGTCCAGCACCGCGGCGCCCCCAGACGCGTCCCGCACCGGGCAGACGTTCTGCCCGTGGCAAAGCGGGATGGCCCGCGTCCACGACCGCACCGACCATTCCAGCAGGTTCCAGAGCCAGGTCGACTTGGGGATCTTGTGGAAGAACGGCCCGCCTCCGGTGGTGTCGCCGGAATTGGCGCCCGGGTAGTACGGCACGTCGAACCCGGACTCGGACCCATAAGTCCATCGCAGGTCGGTCAGGCCTTCCTGATAGTTGGCCGGCGACGTCACGGGCAACGGCAGGGTCGCCGCATAGTTGGCGCCAAGCTCGTCCCGGAAGATGTCGTCGGTCGGTCGTGTCCCGACGTTGTTGATGTCGGCTAGGTCGAGCTGCCGGGTGCGATTCGGGCTGCCCGGGATTCTCACCGAGGCGTCGATGCCGTTGGCACCGCCCCACTTGTTCTGCCAGAAGTCGGCGCCCCAGCCTCGAGGATCCGATGATCCGACCGCGAAACCATAGGCACGGGCCCGCTCGGTGTCCCAGACCGATGATGAGAAGCCCCACGGGCCGCCGGGAGGGATGAAGGCGGTGTTGACGGCCTGAGCACTCCAGAAGCCTGAGCTTACAGCCAGCGACATCGAAGGAAACAAGCCGGACCATTGGGGCGCGGTCGTTGATCGCTGACGGTGCAGGTAGTAGATGCGCGTCCTTGCCGTGTAGCGGCTGGTTGCCCATGGCCCGGCGCCCCAGCCGATTGGACGGTCGGCAATGTACAGAGACTCGTTGTCTGCATTGGCCTCGAAGTTGATGAGTAGATCGCCGTCGATGCCGGTCGAGCTGGTTGCCCTGACGACAAGCCCCATCGGGGTCGTGGTGACGACCGAGACCTTCTCCTCGACGATGTCGTGCACGTCGTCGTAGTTGTTGATGAATCCCTCCTCGACGGCCACCTTGCGCCGGAGGTCGATCATCTGGTCGAAGATGGTCACTTCGTTGCCGGCGGTCCATGACTTCGACTCGTAGAAGTTGACCGACGACGACCGGACGAAGGTTTGCGGGTAGATCGTCGAGATGACCACCGCGGTGGAACCGATTTCCCAATATGGCACGCCCTCCCGGGTGAAGATGTTGGCGTCGATGGGATAGATGCGGATGACGCCCCGATTCGAGGTCAGGGTCAGATCGGTGGGATTGACCGTCACCGTCATCCCGAGCGACCTGAGACCCTGCTCGAGGGTCGACGTGCCGTTGAATCGGACGACCCGGTCGTCGAAGATGTCGCCCGCGGCGTTTTCGTAGGTCACGCGGGCGCGGCCCCAAGTGAAGACGCAATCGCCCACCGCAGTCGCAAAGGCACCGGGGTCGGCGTAGCTGCGCTGGTAGATCTGGCGGATGTCGTAGGACGCGAACGGGTCGTGAATCGCACCCATGACACGGCGCCATTCCATCAACACAAACGGGTTCGCGACGTTGTTGGCTTGGGCAGATCGTTCAATGGCGAGAAACGGTGACTGGGCCGAATTAGCTGACCAGTCGGGCGGGCCTCCCGCATAGAAAGGCACATCCCCGGTGAAGGTTGGGAAGAAGTAGGTGCAGACGCCACCGCCCGGCCAGGTGTTCGCCCAGGTGCCATCCGGCTTGCGGCGGAACGACCGGCACCCGCCCTTGGGTACGAAGTGCCGCTCGGAGCTGCCGTCGGGCAGTTGCAGGTTGACCCGCAGGACGTTGGCCCCGCAGTTGTGGACGCGCCAACAGTCGAAGCGCTGGTAGGTGTTGAGGATGGAAAAGCTGGACAGCCCCTCGATGGCGATCTCGGCGACGGCCAGCCGGTGCTTGTGGATCCGGCCGGGCGGCAGGGTCGGGTCGATTGGCCCGAGGCTGCCGCGGATGTAGCTGCTCAGGCCGGCGTTGGTCGGGTCGTAGCCGAGGTGGACGTCGTACTGGATGCCGGCGATCTCCCGGCGCCACAAACGCCATGAGTAGTGAATCGCAGCCACGTCGCAGGTGAACGGGTCGCCCGCGGCAACAAAGCGGTCGACGTAGACCTGCCCGCCGACCACGTCGAGGTGCTTGTTCTCCAGCTTCGACAGCTCGATCCCGGCAGCGACCTCAGAATGCTCGTCCCTGTAGTCGGTGCCGATGCCTGGAATGCCGTTTCCCGTGTCTACAAGGCGGCGTGCTGCGTCCGGGTCGTTGCGGAAGACATACCAGACCCCGAACGGATATTGGCCCACCCACGGGCCATCCTTGGAACCAGCAAACAGCGGCGACTTGTCATCCAGCACCCGAGCGCACTTCTGGTCGAAGCGGCTGTACAGGTTGTTGAGGTTTGCCGCCGTCCACATCTTCTCCAGGCGGTCGACGGCGAATGGCATGGCGTGTGGATCAGTAGAACCAAGACTCCTCGGCCGTCTGGGTGATGGTCAGGCCGGGCTGGACCTTGAGCGTCGTGCCGTTGGCGTTCTGCTCGACCCGCTGACCCGGGCCGGCAATGAGCTGCACCCGGCGCACGGCCTCGATCAGTTGGTTGATCGCACGGGCATGGTCCGACTTGAGACCACGCTCGGACAGTTTGGCTGGGAGTTGGATCGCCATGGTGTCAGATTTCGCAGAACTGGGCGAAGATCTTGACCGGGCTGTTCGAGGCTTTGACGTACATCGTGGCGTCTACCCAAGGGATCAGGATGAACTGACCGGCCGGAATCTGGAACGAGTACGGGCTCGACGGCCCGATGGAGACCGCGTTGACGAGGTCGAGGTTGACCACCAGCAGCCGGTAGGGCGTGCCGAGGTCGGCCGTCAGGTCCAGCGCCTCGTCGGTGGTGCCGACCACCTGGGTCTGCTGGCCCATGTCTGTCCCGGTCATGTTGGCGATGGCCGAGTAGCTCTGCGAATTGATGACGGCCCCGCCTTTGCTGGCGTAGAGCCGGGCCGACATCTCGACTTCGTTTGCCATGGTGGTAATGGGTTAGACTTCGCAGAACGTGGCTTGGATCGTGACTGACGACGTGTTCGCCAGGAGATAGAGCGTGGCGCTGACATAAGGCAGCAGCAGCGTCTCTCCTGCCGGGATCCGCATGGTGTAGGTGCCGCTTACGAAGCCCAGCTCGACGTAGTTGGTGACGTCAAGATTGGAGATGAGCAGCTTGTACGGGCTGCTCACGTCGACCGGCACGTCGAGCGATTCGACCGTCAGGCCGATGACCTGCGTCTGGGATCCCAGGTCGGTGCCGACCATGGTGGCGGTTTTGGTGTAGGTGACGCTCGGGAGGTAGGCGCCATTCTTGGACGCATAAAGCCGGGCCGTCATTTGGATCTCGTCTGCCATGTTGGATGCGGGTTGGGGTTATATGAACGGGTAAATGTCGGTGTCGTAGGGAGCAAATGTCCATGATATGTTTTGCTCCACTTGGTTTGTCTTCTGGATAAGACTGGAACTAAAGTTGGTTTGCCTCCAGCCCCAAGCTGTCCCTGACGGCGCCTGCACCTGGCCGGTCACAGGATCAACTGGCACGGCAGGCAGCATCTGCTGGATGCTGAAAGGGAGCGACCAGTAAACAACGAATGATGCCGGCAAATAAACCGGCGGGATGCCCTGTGGTATCTGAGGCAATCCAAGGTTGCCAGGAAAGCTAGCAATGCGGGTCAGGCTGATTCGGGCGACAGGAAACGATTCTTCGCCGCGGGATAACTTCTGCCAGATTCGTCTGGCCACAGGCAGATTTCCTAGCGGCGACACATCGGTGAGCTTCTGGCCGTTCCTGACAGTCTCCTCGATGGTCTTCTTGTAAAAGGCGGGATCTCCAGTTGCCTCTGCCTCCTTTGCAACTGCCGGAAGCGCAAACACAGACACGTCGACGTAATCGGTGCGGAACTCATAGCGGATTTCTGGAGCGACCTCGTTGGACAACGGTGCCGATTGATCTGAGATCGGCGTCCCGGGATCGAAGTAGGTTCCGCCGATGGTGACCGTGGCCTCTGAAAAGGGACCATCCTCTCGGATCTGGTATTTCGCACCCAGGGCGACCCATTGGGCTGAGGCTATCCGCAGGGCGTCCTTGGAGCCCTTGAAGACGAGCGTGATCACCCGGCCGGTGCCGGTGTTTTCAAAGCCACGACTTACCTCGATGTATTCGAGGGCCGTCGGATTCGGGATGCCTTGGATCGTCGCCATGTTATTCCTCAACAGCCTCGGCGGTGCGCTGGGTGTTGCGGCTGATGTCCCGGATGTCCTGCGCTTGGGTCTTCACCGCGCCAAAGTAGCGGTCCATGTTGTTCTGGAAAGCGGTGAAGCCGCCGGTCCTAGCAAGCTGGTCTCCAGTGGCGGCAGAGACTGCCACGGTCTTGAACTTCTCGCCTTCATAGCCTTCAGGAGTCATCTCAATCTTCCTTCTTACCTCTGCTCGTTTTTCCCTAGCCTCACGTTTGGCTTGCATTTCGGCATCCATCTCGTCCAGGGCTGCACGTCTGCTCTGTGCAAACTGCTGAAAGAAGTTCTCGATTTGGAAACCGGCTCGGCCTTCCGCAAACATAGCACCAAAGAATCCTTGAATACCTGCTCCAAGCGCGTCGAGTTGCCGGAAAACTGGCTCAATAATATTTGCCATGAATGAGCCAGTTCCAGCTTCTATAGTCTTCCGCATGATGTCCATGCGGTCATTTGCCTCGTCCAATGTGTCGATCACATCGGTCGACATGACCATGCCCAATCTCTGAGCCTGATTTGCTGCATCCGAAAGTCCTGACGCCATTGCGGGAATGAGTGATCCGGCGCCGCGCCCAGCCAGTTCTCGGAACGGTGCCAGCAGGTTCTGCGGGTTCGCGTCTCCCTCAAAGGCCTTGCCGATCTTGAGGAAGATGTCCTCGATCTTGGCGGATTTGATCTCCTGAGCCGTGACCCCGAATCGGGCAAAAGCATCCAGCAGGCCTTGATCTCCACCCAGCGCCTTGCCGCGGGCGATGGTGATCTTCTGGAGCGCGGCAGAGACGTCATCCAAGCTGGAGCCACCCATGTCGGCAGCGAACTTCATCTCCTGGAGGAACTGCGCCGAAACTCCAAGCTCCGTTGAAAGGTCGTTCAGCTTGCCGGCCGTGTTGACAGCCTCCATCCCGAACTGCGCCAGCTTGTCGACAGCAAAGATCCCGGCCAGCGTCCCGGAGATTTCCCGGCCGATGCCCTTGGCCAGCGACTGCGACCGCTTCAGCCCGGTCTCGAAGGACGTACCGTCGAGGCCCAGCTTTGCCAGAAGTGAGAAGATGGCCATGGATCAGTTCTTGTGGTTCTGCTGCACCCACCGCCACAGGGCCTCCTCCTTCGGGCTCCACAGCTCGACGTCACCGTGGGTCTCGGCGCGAGCCAGGACAAGCCTCTCCGCATCACCAATGGGCATGGCCAGGACGGTGGTCTCGGACAAGCCGATCTCCAGGCAGCAGGCCAGCATCCGTTCCGGCCACGGCATGGCCAGTTCGCGGGACTTGCCCGGCTTCGACAGGATCTCCGGGGCGGTCGACTGCCCGGCCATCCATTCGGACCACTTGCCGAACTCAACGTCGAACGACAGGCCGCGGGTCCGGCGTGCCCAGAGCCACAGGACAGCCTTCCGCAGCGGCGACCGCATGGCCTTGATGGACTCGACCACCGACTGGGAGCAGACCATGACGGCCTCCATGAGGTCGGCACGGCTGACCTCGCCGCCGATGACCAGCGGCGAACCGATGCGGTGGAGCAGGAGCGAATGCCCCACCGAATACGGCACGACCCGCAGGCCCATGATGATCGGACACGGGCCAGCGGTGATCGTCAGGATGTCGGCCAGGCCGGTCACAGGCTTGTGGCAGCACCCGATGCGCTCAGGTTGGTAAACCGCTTGAGCGTGATGGTGCCGGTGACCTTGCCGGTCTGGGTGAACTTGAGCGAGCCACCGCCAGCATAGATCCAGCGGTTGCCGGTGGCAGCGTTGATGGCGTCAACATATCCGCCCATCTTGACCTGCGGAGCGCCGGTCAGGATGCAGGTGCCGTTGACCTCGGGCAGAGTCGTGGCCAGAAGCGCATTGGCCGCAGAGGTTGCGGCCGGGATGAAATTGACCGTCAGCGTCAGGCGGTCGTTGTAGCCAATATGGCCGACGACCTCGCCGGCCGAGTTGCGAACCTCCTCGGTGTCGGCCTCATGGGTCAGGTCGTAGGATTCCATGTCGGGCGAGACGTAGCCGACGATGACCAAGTTGTTGTTGGCATCGTATAGCTGGAGGGTGGCAGGAGAGCCGAAACGATAAACGCGTCCTTGTGAAGAAGCCATGTTGTTGGTGTTGGGTTAGGTGGTTGCGCTGCAGTAAAGCGTGAAGTTGCGAGTGAACGTTCTGGACCGATTGGAAATCGAAGATGCACCAAAATCAAGCGGAGCGGCGAATTGCGCGGTGAACGGGCCATTGCCGTCGTCTTCCGCGGCATCTAGGTCCGAAGCCCCGGAATCATCGAAGAGCGGCAGGATGCGGTTGTCTAAGATGCGGACGGTCGAGAGGGCTGCCGACTCGTCGGTGTCGTCAGCCGATAGCTGCAACTCCACCTCAATCTCCACCTCGCAGGTCAGGTCGGTGCGTTGCATGGGCCGAGCCGAATTGCTTGAGACAACCAGCCGCGGGAAGTTGGGCATTGTGTCCTCGAGATCCGGGTCATCGTAAAGGCCGCGGCTGTAGGACGTCAGGCAGGTCGGCGTCCCGGTGCCAGACTCGGACCAGTCGGCGGCTGCCAGATAGTCTGCCACAGCCTTTTCTGCTCTAAGGGCGACGGCGTTCATTTGATGTCGAAGCCGTTGTCCTCCAAGACCTTTCCGTTGGCAAGCAGGGCCTCGGTCATGTGGTTGGTCAGCTCGGCCGTCTCGTCGTCGAGCGCCCGCTGCATGGCCGGATGGTAGATCCCGGCAACGCGGTTGTATTGGTTGTCGGCGATGCCGGCCGTCATCACGATGGTGGCGGTCGGGTTGTATCCTGGAACAGCTTGGAAACCGCGGGCACGGGTGCCCTTGTGCACGGCGACGTTCTCCTCGGGCAGGCCGTATTGATTGGCTAGGGCCACCAGAGCGGCATTGGTCTTCTTGGGCGCCTTGTAGCCTGCAGGCTTAGACAACGGCTTCCACTTCGGGCTTTGGAACTGAGTGAATCCGCGGTTGTAGACTCGGATGGCCTTGACCACCGCGGACCGGAGGTAGCCGACCGAGGCGATGGATTTCCGCATCAAGGACGATGCAGCGGCCTTCATCTGCTCGCCATAGAGGCCGCGCCGTCCAGCCTTGGCTTCCCTTGATTGAGCAATCAGATGCACCCGACGCAGCAACCTAGACCGGCCGATGCGTTTTCCGGTCTTCTTGCTCTTGCGGTTTATGTCGCCCAGCGGTGTGCCGAGGTAGTTAGCAATGCGTCGGCGCTCCTGTCCCGGGCTCTTGGGCGGCACCAGGACGAACAGCCGGACCATGAGGAAGAAGAACCGGGCGTTGATCGCCTTGTGCAGGTCACGCTGGGTCGACAGCAGGTACTGCTTCAAGGCCGCATCGAAGCGGCTTGTGTCGACCTCCATGTAGACTGCCGGTCTCATTTGGTCTTGGCCCCCAGTTCGAGGCTGTAATAGGCGCCGGAGGCATCCACCCGGCAGGACATGATCCGCAGGGTGCGTCCTTGGTAAACCAGCGTCCGGCCGACCACCGGACGTGGCTTGCAGAAGGTCAGGGCGATGCGGTCGGTGTTCTCCTGCAGAACAAAGCCCGAGTCCTCCCGCTGCAGTCTTGAGAAGGTGGTGCCCTGGTCGAGCGTGTAGAGCGTGGAATCCATCGTCACCAGCGTGCTGTCGCAGGTCTTCCAATCGGAGAACTTCACCAGGATCCGAGATGCCACGTTGTCCTGGAATCCTCCGGCCACCGGGGTGTTGGCGTCGTTGACGGCTGCCGGGATGCACCGGATGGAAGATCCCTCCCAGATGAACATGGGCGCCCCCAGCATCTGCTGCAGCACCGTCATGCCCTGCTGTAGACTGGATCCGATGATGGTCACGGCGGCGGAGTGGTGAAGAACAGGCCGGTGATGATCAGACGAGAAGTGGCCTGGACGTGGGCCGTCAGCGAATCGGCGTTGCCGTTCTCGTAGTGCGAGAGTTGAGCGTAATTTGTTCCGGCGGAGATCAGGCCCTGAATGTCGGTCTTGGCCGAGGAAGTAAGGTTGTCGGCCCAGATCTCGACAGACCCGGAGTAGGTAGAGGTTGCCGGCAGGCTGATCCTAAGCTCACCGGAGGCGGACCCAGAGACCGCGGTGACGGTCAAGTCGACCGTGAACCATCTCAGATTGCCAATCTCAGTTGTGCGCGCTGTGGCAATCGTAAACGTAAATGTGCGACCGCCACCGGAATCGACCAAGGTCGGGGTGTAGGCCGTCGCAGTAGTCAGGGCCGAGATGTCGGTGTAGAGCTCGGTGAAGTTGTCATTGATCTTCTCGCCAGCACCGCGGAGCGTGTCTCCGGTGTTGTCGTTGGCGATGGCGCCGATGTTGATGGTTTGCTGGGCCATAAATCATTCTTTTGGGAGAACGTACCACCCGGCGGGCAGCGTCACATTGGACGGCCCGACGAGCTTCTTGTCTCGGTCGAAACCATAGACGCTGGCCGTCACGGGCTTGGCCAGCATCACCGGATCACCGTGAGGCACCAGGACCACCTTGGTCATCTGGCAGCCTAGGCAGATCGGCAACACGACGAGCCAGATCATCCCGTAGATCCTGCGGAGCTTGGCCGTGCTGGACATCGGTAGCTGGGGTTTCGCGGAAGAAGTCGAGGATGGCGCGGAGGATCTGATAGATCCAGTTCACTCGGGCTTCTTGCGGTTGCTCTTGATGGACCATCCGACGCTGGCCAGCGACAGCAACGCACCGACGATCTCGGTGAGCTGCTCAGTCGAAGCGATGCCCTTGGCGACCAAGAAGCCACCAGCAGCGGTAAGGGCGTGGCGGATGAGGGAGGCGATGTTGGGATTCATTTGTTACGGTTTTTCCAGATCTCCAGGACGTTGCGGATGATGACTGTCAGGGCCGCCAGCGAGCCCAAGATGACGCTGATGTTGGCGACCATAGGATCGGAGACGATGCCGGCCACGAGCAGGCCCCCAGCGGGTCCACCGATCCCGATACTGAGGTCGCGGATGGTATCGTGGAGGTTCATGGTCTACTGGGTCTTTGCGGCGTTAGCAGCTTCGAGGATCGCATCGGCCAGAGGAACGCCGACCTTGGCGTTCTGGTAGCCGCCCGCTTTGATCGCGATGTCGATGAGCTGGAGCAAGGCCTGCACCTGCTGCTCGGTGAGTGGGATGTTGATCATGGCGCGACAGGATCAACAACCGGCTCGTCATTCGCAACCACAGGCTTCGGCGGAGCTTGCAGCGTCGAAGCGTCGATGCCACCAGTCGGCCACGGCAGCGGAGGCGTGATGATCGGAGGATTCTTCTGGTTCTCGATCTGCTGCACCACAGCAGCCTCCGCAGAGTCCTTGTCCACGCCGTTGGTCCAGACCCAGTTCAGCACCTCTGCCTGCGTGAGGTTGGGGTACGGAATGAATGCCGAAGGATCGGGCGGTGTGAACGACACGGTTGCGTAGACGCTGCCGGTGTAGGTGCCATCGGTGCCGTTGCAACGCCAGGCGGCGGTGACGACGACATCGGTGAGCGAGCCTTCGACGGGACGAACCCAGAGGGTTTCGATGAGCCAAGTGAGGGTGGGCATATTAGCGGGTTTCGAGGGTTTGAACGCGAGCGGTCAGTTCTTGGATGGCAGCGACGAGGATCGGAACCACGCGAGACATATCAATCGACTGGGCTTTGATTGATCCATCGGAATTCACAGCGTCCTTTTCGCCAGTCACAGCAGCAGGAACAACCTCAGCCAATTCGTGAGCCAAGAAGCCTTCACCAGCGGAACCATTGGCTTTCCACTTGTAGACGGAAGGCTTGAGAGCATTGACGCGAGCCAGACCACCGGAGAGCGGAGCGACAGCCTCCTTCAAACGATAGTCTGAAGTGCTGTTGAACGTGGTTCCGGTTGTAGTGACAGATACATTTCCAACAGCAGTTCCATTTCTCGTAAAATACAGGACAATTCCATCATTGTTTCGGTTAAATGCCCCAGCAACTCCAGTAGTGTTTGAAACACTCAAGAAAGCAGGTTGGATAGAAATTCCATCAACAGCATTGTAAGCCGGATTTGTATTCGTCGTCCCCACCAACAAATTCCCATCGCTCGTCAGCGTCATCGCCTGCGTGTAGGCAATTGTTCCACCGGCAACACCATTGTTGGAAGTCCACCAAGAATGAGTTCCGTCATCACCACGCGCAAGATAGCGAGTGCTGTATCCGTTGTATATGAACTTAAAATCAGCCGCGCTATTGATAAACGCGTTTGAAGTAGCAACAAGCCAAGGAAGCGATGCAGAAGTATGTCCAGAAATCGCGCCGCCAGAGCCAAATTGAAACGCTTTCCAACTGCTATTCCACGCACTCGGCGTAACCCCTAGGCCAAGGTTGCCTGCGTAGTCGAGCAACATCTTATCGCTGCCAGCAATTTGAAAAGCTAACTGACCCAAGGCTCCAATAGAGTACGCAGCATTGAAGACAACAGTTCTGTCGTCTGCCAAGCCGTCGCTGCGTGTTGCAATAACAAGACCACGGTTTACGGTTCCTGTGAAAATCGCTTGCGTGGTATTGTTTGCGCCTCTGACATCAAGAGTAGTCGCCGGACTCGCCGTCCCAATACCCACCCGATTGTTCGCCGAATCGACCTTCAGGGTGCTGGTATCAACGGTCAGGTCGCCGGTGATGGTGGCGGATCCGGCGGTCACCAGACCGGAAACAGTAAACGCTCCAGTCGCAGTTGGAGACGATGACAACAGGTTGTTCAGCGTCACCTTCTTTGTGGTTCCGGTCGCTGCCATCGACGTATCGGAAACATCGACCAGCACCAGAGGATCATTGGCCGGATCGGTTGAAGTGCCGATTGAGGTTAGGGCTGTAATCTTAGAATCAGGCATGGGTCGAGAGCGTTAGTCGGTTGAGAGTGAGAAGATGATTTTGGAAGTGCCGTCCTCTTGGAAAACAAATGACGTGCCGTCCTCCTGCATCATTTGACGATCCATCGCTGGATATATGACCTCAATGACATCATCCGATGTCGAGAGATTGAGCGACAGCGAGAGCGTCATGGATCAGGCGCGAGCGAGGTATGCGATCACGGAACCGCTGGCGAGCTGGAAGCTCGAAATCTTGCCGACGATGGTAAAGCCAGCAGGAATGGTCGTTGCAGTCCAGGTGCCGCTGATGCCGGTGCCGCTAATGCTGGTGAATACAGCAGCAGAGACGATCTGGATGGCGATGTACCCAGCGGATTGTGCAGACGTATTGGTCACCAGAGCGAAGCCCTGATGTCCCATCGAATCCTGCGTTGCAATATCAGTTTGAACGGCCATTTTGTTTTTCGGTTAGGGGGCCCCGGCCGGATTGCCGAGGCCCCCAGGTTGAGCTGCTTATCCTTTGCGGATCTTAGGGCACAGGGCTCCCTGTATCCACAGGATGAGCTTGCCTCCTTCGGGAACATTCGCGGTGTTGAAGTCGCTGCGCTGGAGAGACGCATCGACCTCGGGACCGGCGACAATCTTGGCCTTGCCGTTGCGGTCCACCGAGATGGTTGTGGCGATTCTCATGGTCCAGGCGATTAGGCGGTGACCAAGACCTCGGCTTGGGTGGTATCTGCAGCAGCAGCGCCGAACATGATGTCGTATGACGCCATGTGCGAGCGGCTCGCCCGGCTGTACCAGACCGACAACAGGCAGGAGAGACCGTTGTTCGTGGTGACCGTGCGCTGCTCGAGGAACTCGCCAGCGATCATCCCGACCGGCAGACCGGCGGCGATGGCGATGGCATCCGGGCCGCAGACGAAGCCGGCGGTGTTGGCCTCGGCAGACGTCCAGCGGTTGTTCTCGGCGATCACGTCGAAGCCGAACCGGCCGTTGTTGAGGGCCTCGAACCGGCCATCGGGGAACGTGTTGGACGCGGCAGAGAACTGCAGACGGGCCAGATGGCCACCGTCGAGAATCAGATTCTTCGAGCGGTAGTTCTTGGCTAGGGCCAGAATCGCAGGCAGGTCAGAAGTGTCAAAGTTCGCTGCGGTGCCGATAACCGTGGCAGCGCCGTAGTTGCCGGAGACCATCAGCGCGGTCAGCACGTCGCTGATGCCGTAGGCGAACAGGTCAGCCGAACCAGCAGCCAAGTCAGCCAGAGCGAAGCCCTGGTTGAGCTCCTGCTGGGTCACGGTGAAGTTCTTGGCGATCTGATTCACCGTCACCGAGGTGGCGGCCAGCGTGCTGTCGTTGTTGGTCTCCCAGCTCGACGGGTTGGTCTGCGCGGCGGTGCCGGTGGTGTATTTTTTCACCTGGACCGTGGCGCGGGGGCGGAGGTTGTCCAGGCCGACGTTGCGGGAGAAGGCGCTGACCAAGGCCAGGCGGGTGGCCGCCACGGTGATCACGGCGTCAGCGAGGTAGTCGACAACCAAGCCGGAAGCGAACGTGTTGGCGTTCTGCGGGGCGTGGATGACCGATTGGCGGAGCAGCTCGGAGTGGTTCTGGATCAGGAAGTCACGCCGCTTGGCACCGGCTTGAAACTTCTTGTGCTGCTCGAGCAACGGGTTGCCGAGGTTCTCGACGCGAACCGGAGCGACGGGCTCAGGAGCCGGCGCCGCGGTCGGGGCCTTAGCGCTGATGGCAGCAGCTATGGCCTTGGCGACGATGGCCTCGATGTCCAGCGCGGTAGGGGCGGCAGGGGCCGGCGCAGGCAAAGCGGCCGGCACCACGGGATCAGGGGTCTTGGTTTCCATGTTGTGTGGTGTCTGTGATGTCGGCGCGGTTGTTGCGCCATCGCCGCCAGCGGAAGTGCTGTCGGTCGAAATCTTGTCGTCGATGGATTCATCAGAATCCTCCAGCTCTTCCTGCTCGAGCTGCGCGTAGAGGGCTCGGAACCAGTCACGGCCTGCGGCACCGCCCCAAAGGTTGGCGGCAACGTCAGCCGGGGTGTTGGCCTCGGCTTCCAAGAAGCGCTCGTTGCGGGCCCACCAGGCATTGGCCTTGCGGATCTTTCCTTCAGATGGTGCCTCGCCGGCTTTGAGGGCGTAGGCCTCCCGGAGGGTCACATCCTCGAGGCCGTCGCCGCCATAGCCATCCTCGACCTGCTTGATGCCCTTGTCCAAGGCCGCGCGGACCGCCGGAGGCGCGGTCTTGGTGACGGCCCGCGGATGCCAGCAGGCCGCCATGGCGAGCTGCTCGGTGGAACGGTCGGCCAGGCCGAAGGTGATCGCCTCGGCGGCCGTGAACCAAGTCTCGGCCTTCATGGCCTTGCGGATTGAATCGGTCGTCCTGCCGGTGCGTTTGGCGTAGATGCCGGCCAGCACCTCGGCGTGCTGATCGAGTGCATCGGCCATCTTCCGCATGTCATCGGAGCTGCCCGCCACCATGCCGGACGGGTCGTGGATCATAAACAGCGCCGCCTCGGCGATCTCCACGTCATCACCGGCAAGGGCGATGATCGAGGCAATGGAGGCAGCGATGCCGATCACCCGGGTGGTCACCGGGGCCTGGCGCCCGCGGAGCATGTTGTAGATGGCAAGACCGTCCCAGACGTTGCCGCCCGGGCTGTTGATCTCGACAACCAGGGGGCCCTGGCCGACCGACTGCAGAGCATCAGAGAATGCCTTGGCCGAGATGCCGGAACCACCGAACCAGTCCTCGCCGATCTGATCGAAGATCTGAAGCATGGCCGGCTCAGAGGCCGAGGCCCGCGGGCTGTACGAAAGCCAGTTGTTGACTTTAGTCGTCATTTCTTCTTCGCCTTCAGTTTGCGCCGGGTCGTCGCCTTGGCAATAACTTGCCCGGCATTTTCAGCAGGGATCGGATCTGGCAACGGTTCTTCCGAAGGCGTGTCCTCGACCGCCGGCAAGGCGGGCTCCGGTGCAATAGGCAGCTTCTGGGCCGTCGAGATCTCGGAGATGTCGATGCCGTATTTGACCGCTAGGTCTCGGATATGCTTTGCCTGCTGGGCCTTAGACTCAAGGGCCGACCGCCAGTCGATGCCCCGGGCGCCGTAGATCTCGTCGTAGGTCGTGATGCCAGCTTCTAGCTCGGCAAGCTGGGCGGCAGAGTTGCGGCCGACGTCGACATTCGGCGACCGCGGAGCTTGGATCGCCACCTCGTACCAGTCGTCCGGGCTGTCCTGTAGGGTCGGGTCCACCCGGATGGCATATTCCATGACGTATTCCCAAATGCGGCGGGCGGCCGAGGCCATTACCTGGTGGCGTGAACGGAACCACACCGACGACATGTCCAAGGCGCCGCGGTAGACCGTGCCCTGCATGCCTTCCGGGAACACCAGGACGTAGGGGATGCCGACGCCGGCACAAACCTTTTCAGTCAGGCTGCGCCAGTATTCCCTCATGTTGACGTTGGGGCGGTCGGCTTGGAACTGCTCGAACTCGTCTCCGGTCTTGAGCACCTTGACCGTCGAACCAAAGATGTTCTCGTAATAGGTCTGGGCGGTGCCTTGGCTGCCGGCCACACCGGACCGAAGGCTTGTAGCCTGCACTTCGCCGGAGCTGGTCTTGATGATCTGCGCCACGCTGGAGGCCAATTTGCAGGATTCCATTTCCAGCTTCTGGAGATCGTCGAGGTCGTGCAGGTCGTTGATGACGCAGGCCACAAAAGGAAGTCCGCGGAGCTGGCCAGCCCGCTGAGCCTCGAAGATGTGAATGATCGAATCCGACGAAATCGACCGGACGTCGGAAAGCTGCCCTTGCTGCTGCTCTTGGCCGCAAAAATAGGACAAGGCTCGACCAGTCCGCGGGTCAAACCGCACGCCGTCAAAAATGTCGGGCTGGCTCTCCTGGCCATTCGGGGTGGCTACCTGCTGAGGCTCGATGAGTTGCAGACGAGGGCGACCGGACTCACCGCGGGTCAGGAGGATGAACGATTCGCCATCGTAGAACCACCCGCGGGCGGCGAGCGACATCAATGTGCCAAACGATTGTCTCGACCCAATGTCAGGAAATCTCGACCAAATATCCCAGGCCCGCTTGGCTCGGAGGTTCCAGTCGGGATCAGAGCTGGCCGGCTGGACGGAGAAGTTGCTGCCGACTGTGTAGTTCTCGAACAGGTCGCCCAGCCGGTTCATCACCGCGTTGTTCTGCTCGAAGAACCGGGACTTTCGGACGATCTGCTGCCTGGTGCTGCTGGTGACATCGAACCTCACCGAGGTGTAGGAGGTATCGAGGAACGAGCGCCGGATGCTGTTGGACGCGCCCTCGTAACGGTCGACAGGCGCCGACCGGAACTTGGCCAAGATGTCGGTGATCAGGCCCATCAGGTCATTGAGGTGCGGATCGTGCCCTCTCGACGGAAGTTGGAGAAGTCGCCGCCATAGGAGGTGACGGCCACCAGCACCTCATCCATCAATTTGTCAAAGATCTCCGCATCGGTCGGGCTGGAGATGCCGTCCTGGTCGAGAAGATCGACGGCGAGATCATAGTCGCCGATCAACGACTCCCACATCTCGACCATCTCGGAGGGCGTCGGGGCGCCCTTGCCCGGCTCGGCGAACTCCACCGAGACATCGGAGGAAGACGTCGACCGGACGACCTGGCCGGACTCGATCACCGAGGCCGCGGCAATCACCTTCGACGTCAGGGCGTCCAAGAGCGTCGCGCCTCCGAGGGCGCTGTAGACGCTGCGGAGATAGGCCCGCTTGATGGACACGGTAAACGTGAACACGCCGCGGACGATGCGGGTCAGGACCGGAAGATCAAGCGGTTAGCACAGAATCCTGCGGGATGAGATCGTTCCAAAGCATGACCATGGCGAGCTGCATGATTTCGCAGTCGTGAAGGTGATCCGGCCATTTCTGATTTCGCTTCATCCAGACGTGCTTGATCCGGCCGGCTCGGTTGGCCTGCGGACGTAGAACGTGCGAATCCAGATGGCGCCAATACAGGTCGGGCTCGGCCAAGTAGGCGCCGTCGACCTGCCATTCGCCCGGGGCGTCGGAGATGCCCCACTCCCGGTCGATGTCGCCTTTTCGCAGGCGAGACAGCATTTCCCGGAGGTGCTCGGTGTCGAAGACTAGGAGCGGCTGGACGACATCGGTCCGCATCGACGATGACGTGGAGATCCCGAATGGATGCACCGCGCCGGCCTTGGTAGTGAACCTGGCACCCACCTCCCGCCCTTTCAGCGGCATCCAGCCGATGATCATCGGCTTGCGGAGGCCTCCCTCCGGCGGATACCGGAGGCCGCAAGGGAATGTCACCGGATTGGATGTGGTGGTTGAATAGCCGGCACAGGCATCGTAGACCGTCTGGGTGTTGAAGCCGGAGTCGATGCCGACATCCATGTCATGGACCTCGAGCTTTACCTGCACCCGGCGAAGGGCGGCAAAGTCGTCGGCATGGCCCGCGGCCACCAGCGTGCTGTTGCCGTCCTTCCACTCGCGGCAGACCCACCAGAGGTACGGTGCGACGGCCTGGACATCCGCCGTCAGGTAGCGGCGGCCGCCGTCGACCCGGACGATCTGGGCGGTCTCGGTGCGGTCCTGCTGCACGTCCTGATGCTCCCATGGCTCCGCCAAGGTGCCGTTGATGAAGGCCTGCAGGCCGGCCATCGAGGCCTTGGCCTCGAGGAAGCTGACCGCAAGATGACCCCAGGTGCATTTGCGGTCCGGGCTGTAGAGGCTCGACAGGTGGTAGGACCGGACGCCCGGGAGAGCGCCAGCATTTTCCGGCATCCACCGGCCATGCCGTAGTGCCGCCACCTTGTGGGCATCGGTGATGCGCCCTTGGCAGAGCTGGCAGACGTAATGGGCCGAGGCCCGGATCTTGGCTAGATCATGCCTGCCATCCTCGGTGCGGGCGTCCTCCCAGGTGACCTGCGGCCACAGCAGCTTGATGGGCTCCCGGCAATGTGGGCATGGGATGTAGAACCGACGCTGGTCGCCGCGGAGGAACCGCTGCCAGATCCGGCCTTCGACGACGGTGGGCGTCGATGTCATAAAGGCCTTCGACGATGAGAACGACTTGAGGCGCTGCTCGGCCAGGTCGAGGGCATCGGCCTCCTTGGCCGTGGCCTCGGCGAACTTGTCGACCTCGTCGGCGATCAGCACCCGGACGGGACGGGAGGCTAGGTTGGCCGGGCTGTTGGAGCCGACGAAGGTTAGCGTCGACCGGGTGAAGTTCTGCTCCAGGTTGGTGATTTTATCAGACTCTGCCGGGAAGCATTCGAGCATGGCCGGGCTGTCCTCCAACATCGGCATCCAGCGGCTCTTTGAGAACGACCGAGCCAGATGCTCCGACGGCATCAGCCACAGGGCCGGGCTGGGCTCGTTGGCGATCAGCCACGCCAGACCTGCCATCAGGGTAGTCGTCTTCGATGTCTGGGAGCCCCAGCAGAGCGTGACCTCGGAGACGCCCGGGTTCTTCCAGTCCTCCATGGGCTCCCGGGTGTAGGGGCGGACGCTGGTCGAGAACGGCCCGGGATGCTCGGTCTGCCTGGCCGTCAGCTTGAGGTTGGCCTCGGACCATTCGACCACCGTCTGCTGCGGGGTCGGGCGGTAGAGGTTGCGCCGATAGTCGAGCAGGCTGCGCTGCAAATCGGTTAGGTTCACAGAAGGCGCCCTTCGTGTTGGTTGGACATTCTGGCCATGGCGATCTTGTGGTATTCCGGGTCGCGTTCAATGCCGATGAAGCGGAATCCTTCGAGGATTGCCGCTTTGCCCGTCGAACCGCTGCCCATGAATGGGTCAAGAACCACGCCACCGGGCGGCGTGACAAGGCGGCAGAGATACTGCATCAGGTCGGTCGGCTTGACGGTGGGGTGGTTGTTTCGCCAGACCTCCTCCTCAATCCCGAAAAGCGGAAGCGCACCCTTGATGTGATTGCCCCGATTCTCACCCGACGCCTTCGCGCAGTAAAAGAACCGGGCGGCGGAGCCTCCGGCGTCGTTGTGGCCCTTTACGATATCACCATCCGCTCTGCCGTTGCCCCAGTCCATCGGGTTTGGATTCGTGCCGCCCCTTGCCGCCGCCTTTGCTGGCCCCGTCTCCGGAAACAGCCCCACCACCTCGTCGCTGCCGTCGTGTATCAGGTTCGCGGGCCAGCGGCCTTGCACGGTGCGGCCTGTGTATTCATGCCCCGCACCCCCGCCAAATGGCTTTGCGCCATCATTCCATGTGTTAATCGTCACCGCCTCCGTCCCTACCCTGCACCCGTCCACATTGATCGCGCCCGTGCCGTGCGCCAGGACGTTCTCGGCAACGGTGCCGTCGAGCGGCTTGCGGGCGACGGTGATCGGCTCCATGGCCGGCTTGAGCGCCGTGCCCCAGCCGGACCATTGCTTGGCGGCTTCGGTCACGGGGACCGGGCCGTCAACTTCGTGGTAGCCAACCTCTCGACTGCGCTCAATCCACGGGCGGGTATCGGACGATCCGCTCATTGTCCCGCTTGTTTCTGAGCGCGGTTTGTGCCTCACCTTTTCACGCTCCTCCCCCGCCGCTTTGTCAATCGCCTTGCTCACGTCCAGCGACTTCGGGAATCCGGACCCATAGATCCAAGCGATCATGTCGCGGATGTCAAAGCCTGCATCCTCAATGTTGCACGCCATGCGGTGTTGCGTGCGTGTCCCCGCGAACGCCAGCAGATGCCCGCCCGGCTTGAGTACGCGCAGGCACTCGGCCCAGACCTCGACGCCGGGCACGTCGTAGTCCCACTTTTTTCCCATGAATGAGAGCCCATAGGGCGGGTCGGTGACGACGGCATCGACGCTGCAATCCGGCAGCGTTCGCATCACCTCGAGGCAGTCGCCCAAGTGGAGCTGGTAGGTCATTTCCATGGATCGGTCTGGTGAAGGGTCTTGAGCGCCACCTCCTGCACCCAGCGGTTGAGCTCCCGCTCGGCGTGCTCGGGGTCATGCGGAGCGATCCGCCCGGAAAGCTGCTTCGGCATGGCCTTGAGCAGGGAAGCCACCGCGCCGTCGTGCTCCTGCATCACCCGCTTCACCCAGTCGCCGGAGACAAGCCGCCGCTCCTTCTCGGCCTGCGCCGTCACCTCGTCCCGGGCGCTGGTCAGGTTCTTGGCCGCGGCCGCATGGATCGCAACCAGGCGCCCGGCATCCGCCCGACGGTGACGCAAGGCCTCGACCGCCAGATCATAGGCCGCACGCTCAATCTGCCGCTGGCGCTCGTAGGCGCCCTCCGGCGAGTCCGTGGCCGCGGTGGCGGTGTCGATAGGGGTCGAGGCCTCCGCAGGACGGTAGGGGCCTTCCTGCTCCACGGCGGTGCCTTCCTCCGGGATGGTGTCGGTAGGGCGCCGGATGTTCTTGGCCCGGATGTTCCGAGCACGCCAGGCATCGGCCGCCTCAATGCTGTCCATCGGCATCCCCTTCTTGACCAACATCGTGACATAGCCGGTCGTCAGGCCGGAATGCTCCGCATAGGAACGCTGAGTCATGGGCGGATAGCGGTGCGGATGTTCTCCGGCAGCGCCGAGTCGGGCACCGTGCCGGCATACTGCAGCGCCCGCAATACGCCATCCCGCCTGCTGTCCCGCGGATCCGGTACGCAATAGCCGGCAAGCTGCTCTGGCGGTGTGCCGCTTTTCATCAGGCGGATGAACCAGGCGGTCGTGACCAGACCGAATTGGTCGATCAGGAATTGAAGGTGGCGGTGTGGCATAGGGAAAGTATTTCCGACTTGATCGCTCGAGATCATAGGGGTCTCGCGTTCACCA